TGTGATTGTGTAAATTCATCATTGAATTCAAAGAGAGTTGAGCGGGCAGCTTGAGAAATTGACTTTTCAAGAACAATAAAGAGGCGACGAACATTAATACGATCAAATGCGCTTGGGCGATTCAATAGAGTCTTATCACCAAACAAGACCGTTCCTTGTCCTGGGAAAGAAACTACTGGATTGATGCCAGCTTTATATAATGTATCTCTATCAGTTTGATTTGGATTGAATGCAAGCTTAACCACATTCTTAATCGAACCACGATTTAAACCAGCTGGTGACCACCATGGAGCCTGAACACTGTCAGTATATGCACAAAGACCAGCAATGTCTCCATTTAATGGAACCCAACGATAGATGTCGTTGTATTTGTCATATTGATACTTCCAGCCACTATCGCAAACTGCATAAGACGAGAACACATCTAAGGTATTAACGTAATTTACAATTGCACTAGCAGCACCTTGTGTATTTTGTGTGTTGGCTAGATCTGGTGAGAAGAATGCAATACAATCTTTTCTATTTGTAGCGGCATCTACTATCTCTCCAATAACATTTGCATCAGAATTTCCTGCCATAAGCAATGAAACATCGATCTTTTCAGGATCGTATAAGTTATATGATATTGCATTAACGATCGCAGATGATACATCAGCGTTATTGCCTATTGTACCATTTGTACCTCCCATCAACATAATACTATTCACACTAACGTCTAATCCAATTGGATCAACAGAAGTGTTCACATATTGTTCCAATACTGCTGTTGTAGTATTGCCCCAATTTGCTGTATTTGTTTGCGGGATGCCTAACCAGTGAATATATTTTGATTTGCTATAGATTACATTTTTGTAATAGTTGCTTGATCCATCTGGAGCTGTTGCGTCAGAAAGAACAGATAGGCTCTGATATTTTTCTAGAACCGTATTTGCATATCCGCTGATTGCGCCAGTTGCATCAACAACCATAATATGAATCTCATCATTAACATTTCCAGCAGCACTAGGATTCAACTGAGCGACATATGGGGATGTTGTTGGGGCATAATCGAATTTGCGAGCAAATTCTGTAGTTGGGGTTGACCCTGCAACATCAGTAGCCCAGTTATTAGCAGACCAAACAATAACTTGTAGAGAATTACCGAGCGATCCCATGTATCTTGCTGCCCAAGGATTACCAACTTCTCCGCTTCCTTGAAAATAGTTGTCGAAATAGAAACTATCATTTGGAATAGGAGGCGAAAGAACTCCACTAGCAGTTGCATTATTTGCATTGTGCATTTGCGCTCTAACAACCTGAAGATTGTTAGAATATGATAGGAAGTTGGCAGCTGTAAAGAATGAAACAGCTGTATTATTGTCTGGGTTGCCGAAAGTATTATTCAACTGAACTTCGCTTGATATTTGAACTGGAGTGTTTGCTGGACCCCAATTAAAAACACCTGCAAATCCACCGATTGAGGTTGAGATTGCTGGTACAGAAGTTGTCAAATCGACTTCAGAAACGGCGACGCCTGGTGAAACTTGAATTGCCATATTATTCTCCTAAAGATATAGGCGGAGTTTTGTTATTCTTTTATATTTATAAAAACCAAATGTTGTAGGTTAGCTCAACCAATTTCGATAGGTTGATGCTATAGAAGGATCATCCCCAGCCTCAACTGTCTCCCAGACCATTCCCTGACTGTGAAAATATTTGGGATTTTCAATCAAATCTATAGATGTCGCAGGTAAAGGAGGCAATTCATCATCAATCTGCCTCATTTTCTCTTCATAAAGTTTCTTTCTTATATCAAAATTAGTTAGATCTTTGAAATAAGCCTGAGAAGTCAACCAAGCAAATAATACTAAACACATCGCCAAATCATCATGAGAACCTTCCTCAGCAGCATAGGTTCCGTCTTTCTTTAATATAAAAGTCGACAATTCTTCAATTATATTAAAATCTTGAACATTCAATCGACCATTCTCAATAACTTCTTTTAGAGCATTACATCCTTGTCGTTTAACTCTTTTTGTAGTTTTCACACCAAGCTGTTTTGCTCTACCTTGAGTGAGATTGAACCTACCATTAGATTCTTCACCGTGGAACATATTATCATATTCCAGATCACTGAATGTAATATCCGCAACCTGTGCTCCAACGTCGTTGTTCTCGATCACCAAGTAAGCATCATTATAGTATTTAGCTGATTGTACAATTACGTTCGGGAAAAGCATTGGAGAAATTGTATTATTTCTATATTTTGCGACGATTTTAAATGGCTCAATAGAAGTATCGAAAGTCACGAAAGCTGAATAATCCAATCCCTGTCCTCTAGAAGCATCGACAACAGTAACGTAAAAGTGACCTTCAATTGGTTCCTCATATATTTCTAGACCATCTAACATCTTCCTAATTGGTCTATCGAAAGTTAAATTCTTAAGAGCAGCAGCACTAATCAAGGTTCCAGCACTGCCCAAGAATGATGTTTCCATTTCTTGAAGATACTTCTGTTCGCCAAGAACTTTTTTCTGTTCTAGTGCCCATTGCTCAGTTCTTCCTGGAACTTGACGCCAGTTAGCCTCAATAGTTCTAAATCCATTAATCTTATCCTCAGCCTCCTTCCACATTTTATAGAAGTGATTCATACCATTAGGAGTAGAAGAAATTAGAATTTTAGATTGCGTACCTGAGGTGATTGTTGGATAGACTGAGGTAAAGAATTCTTCTGCGACATTATTAGGGACGAATGCGAACTCATCAAGATATAGGAATGAGATTGTATAACCACGGGCAGCAGACGATGATGTAGAGTCAGCCAAAATCCTACAATTATTTTCAAGTTCAATAGAACCTTTGTTCCATTCTTTCACGCCCTGTTGTAACCATAAAGGTAATGCTTCATAAGCAAGTTGAATTCTTCCTAGAATTTCTCTTGAGGTTTTAGCTTTGTTAGCTAGAATAGCGACAAACTTATCCTCATTGAAAAGAACATACCAAAGAAGATAAGCCACAACGGTGGTTGTATTATGACTCAATATTCCATTTGTATATAATCTATGATCGTTAGAATTAACTGTCAAATCAAACATGTTTGATTCTTTATCAGTTTCATACACACTAATTACAGTTTCAGGACCATTCTCAGTTAATATTTTTGTACTATTTGGTTTAAGGTTTTTAATAAATGTTTGATTTCCATAAGCATCAAAAACTATATGATCATCAGCGCAAATTAATTTTTTACCACTTATCGTTTTTACTACCCATTCTTTATATTTAATTGTTTTATGGATATGTGTAATTGGAACCCAACCAGAATCTGATGAGACTTCCCAATCAGAAACATTAATTGATCTTACAAATTTTCTTTCTACTCTGTCAGAAAGTTCAGACATGCTCGAATTTGAGATTGGGGATCTTTGTTGTAGTCGTGTTCTCTCACTCTTAGTATTAAAAAATTGTCGTTCATGATCATTTTTTGTCTTGCTTCTTCTTTCTTTTTGTTCGCTCGAACTCCATTGTGCCAATAATCCCCATCGAATTCTATTATTTTCTTTTTCTCCAAATCTATAAAATCTGGCATCACCGTATTTCCGCTGCTTAATTTCAAACGATATTCCTTGTTCTTGTACTGGTGCATATCTGGACGCTCCCAAGTTGCAAAATAAACTGTTTCTGAAGAATAATCTTTCATAATTTGATTGAATAGCTTTTGTGAAATTTTTGAATAATTTTGTTTCTTGAAGTTTTTTAACCACTTTGCTTGTCGTTCTGCCCAGATTTCTTTTCCTATTTCCTCCCCATGCTCTCGCACACACTTCTCCAAAGAAAATGTTGATTGTCTTTTTGAAAGAAGTTTGTTGGCTAATTTTTGATTGCCGTTTGTTTTCTTTAGCCAATAATCTAGCGTTGTCGTGCAGTTTCCATTTTTCTTTCTTTTTTCCATCCCCTTCTTGAATATTTCTTCTTGCCTCCCACCCTTGACGAATTTTTCGGAAAAAGGAGAGAATTTTCCTCCATGCTGGTATGCGGGGTTCTTCGCGCCTTGAACTCTCTCTGACGCTCTGTTTATTAGAAATTCCGAAACCAAGGGAGTGTTGGGATACATCTGAGTATATTCCAAGGTAGTCATCTTGTGTGTATTTTTTATGTGAGAATGAAGTTGACTCATACTCCTCTTGCAAATCTGACACTCTACTGATGTATTCATAAAATTCTCCTATAGTCGTTTCAAAAATCTCACCACTTTTGGTGTTTCTTATTTTAACTATAGTATTTATAAAAAAACACTTACCGACCTGACGACCAGCCTTTACAATAACGAAACGATTATTATGAATATTCTCAATGGCTTCTTTCTGGAATGGATAGAGATCAATTGGAACGAAACCTCTATCGAGCGTTATAATCTTGACATAGTTTTGAGCAAAATAAACAGGATCATCGCGACACTTAATATATTCACGAACATCTTGCTCAGTTAATGAAACTGGAACCCCAACCTTTTTAAGATGAGGATTGCCCAGATAGCTGCTTTTCTTTTTAGTCGCCATTCTTTATCATCTTTAGAAGTTCAGCAGTTGAGCCATTAAAAATAACTGCTTTGTCAATATTGACATTAGTTTCTTCTTTGGTTTGATTTAGATCTGCTTTAGCTTTTTGAAGGCTGACCAGCTTGTCTGTCAGATCTGCCACATTTTTAATTAAATTTCCAGCTACTTCATATGCTCTGGGATGTTGCATTTCATTGGCAACTTTGAGTGCATTATCAACAGCAACAGTACCTTTATCTATCAAACTATAGAGATTAGTTCGAACATGTTGAATGTCAGATTCAGCTTCATCTTCAGCACTAACAATTTGGTATGCTGGTTCTTCGATCTTTTTCTCAATTGGAAAAACATCAAGAGCTTCTGCCAAAGAATCTTTTTCTTCTGTTAAATCTATTTCCATTTTGGTCCATCAAACCATGCTGCTATAGAATATATAGCCTTGTCATTAAATTGACGCAATTCACTCTTCATATTTAATTTCTTTATTTAAACTTTGGTCCCGTTAGCCAAACAACAAGAGTTCTTCTAATACCAGAAGTGACTGGGGTAACTCTATGAAGAATATAACTTGGAAACGCATAGAGCATCCCTTTTTGTTTTTTTAAAACTTCTGGCTCAGAAGAGTAAAGTAATTCTAAATTTCCACCATCATATTCAGAAGGATCAGAAAGCTGAATTACCACAGATAATTTTCTTGGAGAGTTATTGGCAACTCCTTTATCAATATGCCAAACATAATGTCCCATGTCATTTTCAGACAAACCCTCGTATACGGTGTATTGCAATTCTTCAACAAATCCATATAAATCTAATTGAAAAAATTGTCCATTTAAGTCGCGAATTATATTCGCAATTCTATCATATACCCATTGAGTGTCTTGATTTATTGTTAACCAAGAGATTTTAGAATTTCTAATTTGTTTATCGCACGCATTATGTTTACCAACTTTTGCATCATCTAGTCTATAAAAATATTCGCCTATTTCTATTATTCTTGATATTTCAGCATCATTAAATGCAAACGATCTAAAGGCATAATTGGGTTCTCTGCAAGCCAAATCTGGTGAAGGCGGTAGTGCATAATTTATCATAATTTTTTCCTTTTTGATTTCCTTTTACGAGTATCGGTTTCAGTTAATGGAATTGTGATGGAATCGTAAACAATATCACCATGATCGTGATTAGCCCAATTTTTTAAATGTAAAAATTTATCTCCATAGATAGTTAGATTTAAAATGACAGTTTTTTCTTCTAGGGCAGCAATTTCATGAGGATATTCGTCCTCCTGAAAATGAAAAACTGCTCCTTGATTTAATCTATATGACCAAGTTTTATTAAGTCCATAAACCAGGCAAGAACCATTCAGAACAATAACATTATGGCGATCTTCAAGTCCATGGTTATGCATGGGAAGACCATCACCAATTTTAGGAAAAAAATATTGGGTTCCTAATAAAAACCCTTTCTTATAACCCTTCCAATGATACATAATATTTCCTCATATCAATTTATGACCAAATAAATTTAACAGCTCCTGGTGAGCCTGGAGTTGCAGGAACAGTACATCCAGGGGAACATCCTTTACATCCTCCTTCACCACCAGAACCATATGCTCCACCATCAGGTCCTGTTATCGCAATGCCTTGACTTCCTGGACCAGAATAATTAGTAGCTCCTGGATTCCCATTCGAGTAAGTACCAGTTCCTCCTGTGCCACCACAACTCTGAAAATGAGATGCAGCACCGCCGCCAATAATTGTAGGTACTGAAAATGTTCCAGAGGAAACGGTAGAACAACCACCAGCGCAACCAGCAACACCACTGCCGCCTGCTCCTACTGAATAATTGATCGTTCGCCCCCAATAGCTAGAATATGGTTTAGGAAGATTTATGATAGATCTACTCAATCCACCACTTCCCCCACCAGATCCAGTTTGAGTGCCAGAATGTATAGTCCCATATCCATGATATCCAGATGCCCCACCACCCCAAACATCAATAATAACATGTTCAGCGCCAGGAGGAACTGTCTCACTCCCTGAACCACTAGTGTGTGTAGAGGTAAGAGTTACGAATGTATTAGATTCGCCAGCAAACGAGGAAAGAGGTAATGGATTAGAGGTTGGAATATTTCCAGTTCCAGGCAAACCGCAAACCACATAAGCACCTCCTCTATGATATGATCCCATATCTTTAGCAGCGCATGAAGCTGTCCCAGATGGAGATCCATAA